CACCGCCCGGTCGAGCATGCCGCTGACCACGTCGAGGCGCTCGACGTCGCGGTCGAGGATGACCTCGACCCCTTTGGCGAGCACCGCGCCGGCGGCGTTGAGGTAGGTGGCTTGGCCATCGTTGAGGGACGCCATTACCATGGCGTCCATTTCATCGGTGAGAGCAGCGAAGGACATGGCTACTGGCCCTTGGCCTTCGCTTCGGCTTCCGCCTGAGCTTCAGCTTCTGCCTTGGCCTTCGCTTCGGCTTCCGCCTGAGCTTCGGCTTCTAGCTCTGCCAAAAGCTGGCCGGGCAATTCGATCACCCCAGCGGCGAGCAGCTCGTTTTCAAGCGCTGCCGTCGGTGGGATGTAGGGATCGCCCAGCGAGAAAACCTCGTCACCCTCTTGGATACAGCCACTGGCTACCTGGTAGGTGCGGATTTTCGCGGCCATGTCACACCACCTTGGCGAAGATGAACGCGTCCGGCTCAAGGAAGCCAGCGAGCGGCGCGGACTGAAGCTTAAGCCAGCGGGCGCTCGGCTCTGGCGTTACCCAGGATTTTGGGAAGCGGCGGGCTTCGACCAGGCCCGACTCGGCTGCCTCAACATCCTGAATGGCTCCGTACAGCATGGCGTTGCGAGTGTTGGTGGAGCCGAGAATGATGCCGCCAGCGGAGATCATCGGCTGCTCAGCGCCCTCGGCATCGATGAACCACTCGTCATAGGCGTAGAGGTCAACACCCGGATCGTTCAAGTAGCCCAGATAAGTGACGCCGTCCGGCAGTTCTTCAGGCTTGATCAGGCCCATGTCTACCCGGCGGGTGTTCAGCTGGTCGAGCAGCTTGGGAGAAGACATGAATGCGTCAAGCGCTGTGCCACTCAGGACCACTGTGTTGGCAGTGCGTCCCGAGTCCTTGGCAATGAGCCGCTTCCAGGCACGCAGATTGCCCAGCGGGTCGCCTTCCGCTGTGCCCCATTTGTTAGTAGACAAGGTGATTTTGTGTGTGGCTGACATCTGAAAATCAATGACGTCATCAACGCCCTCGCCCTTGACCGCGATGCTGCCTGTGGTCAGGGCCTGGGCGCACATCCATTCTTCGCGGCGGACGATTTCATCATCCAGGTCGGCGAGGTCCTTGCCGACCTGGGCAGCGGCGCGCTCCAGCGGGGTGCGAGCGGCATAGGGATCATCACCGGGGGTGCGCTTGAGGATCTGCTCAGCGCGGGTGTCGATTTTCGGTTGGATATATGGCGGCTTGTAGTTTTTGCTGACATAGCCTTCGCGGGTGCCCATCGAGCCGGGCAGGCGCGGATGAACGAACGGAGCCATCTTGCGCTGGCCTTTAACGATATCGATATCAACGGTTACGGTGGGGAAGGTTTCGGGGCGACCAAAGAATGTGTCCATCAGGAAGCGGCGAGCGGGCTTCATCTGCTCGACGGCGTCGAGCATTGTGCGGGTATCAAAAATATCCATTGGGTGCGGTTCCTATCAGCGGACGAACAGGGAAAGGGGGCGCAGGGCAGCCTTAACGGTGGCCAGGGTGTGGCCAGTGCCGAGCAACAGTGAGCTGCCACGCAGTTCGCCGGTGAGGTACACCACGGCCACGGCATCAGCAGCGCTGGCATCGCAGTCGTCAGCCAGCACTGCAACAGGGGACTGCGAACCGTCTTCTGCGGCACTCAGCGAACTGCTGTACTTGCCCGATGCCGTGATGCGGCCCAGCACTGCGCCGCGTTTCAGGTTTTGCCCGGACACGAGCGTTACGGTGTCGAACATTTGCGGGAAGTCGCCGGCCAGCAGCTGGTCGGGGGTGTAGGTGGAAACGGTAGGGTTGGGCATTTGAGCCTCCGGTCAGCGGCGGTTGGCGCCAGCGACCATGGCGCTGACAGCGGTTTTATGTTCGGCAGCGGCTTGGTCATCGCCGCCCTTGGGTGCGGTGCTTGTGGTGCCCTGGGCATCGGCCTTGATGCCGCCCAGGTTGATGCCGCGATCCTGCGAGGCCTTGAACAACTGCAGAGCGGTGGCCTCAACGCTTGTGCCGGCTTCGATGGCTGCGCCGATTTCCTGCTCGAAGCCCTTGACCGCGAGTTCGTTGATGCCCTTGATGCGAGCGCGCTCGGCGGTTACTGCTTCAGCTGACGCGCTGGCTTTGATGGCCTCGACATCTACCGATTCCGCCGAGGCGATTTGGATGGTTTGCGGATCGGTGCCAGCAGCCAGGGCCGCTTGCAGTTCCGCCGTGGTTTTTACGGTGGTCATGCTGAGTTTCCTCGGGGTTGCGGCCGGTTTGGCCAGTTCGGTGATCAGGGATTCGAGCGAGCCCAGGCGATGCGCCAGGCCGGCGTTGACTGCGGCAGCCCCCACGCGCAGCCCGCCATGGTCGCCCATGCCAGGGACTTGCTCTGCTGTGGCGCCCAGGTTGCGGGCCACCTTGCTGACGAAGACATCTTCGAGCGCATCGATGGTCTCGGCGACTTTGGCGCGCCCTTCCTCGGTGCTGATGTCTGGCCGCTTGTTTGGGGCGTTGCGGCTGACGATCTGGTAGCGCTTGCGACCATTGGCGGACTCGCCATCGACCACCGCTTCCACCACAACGCCAACACTGCCAGCGATACCGGTTTCGTCGATGACGATCTCGTGCGCCGCCGAGGCGATCCAGTAGGCACCGGAGGCGCCGCTGCCGCCGATGTAGGCGACGATTCGCTTCTGGCTGCGACCGGCGTGAATCATCTCGGCCAGTTCGTTGATGCCGCTGGCGACGCCGCCAGGGCTGTCGATGTTCAGTACGATGGCTTTCACCGCCGGGTTATCGAGCGCCTCGCGAATGTCGGTGGCCAGCACCTGGGTGCTGGTCGCGCCGCTTATCTCGGTGAACAGGTTGGCGTAGCGGAAGATCGGACCCACCACCGGCACCACTGCGACGCCATCACGTATGGTGACGGTGCGGCTGTTATCCAGGCGGCGGCCCAACTGGGTTTCAAGGGCGACGGGATCGCCCATGCGCTCGGCAATGGCCAGCAAATTGTCCAGGCTGTCGGGCAGCATCAGCCAGGGCTGCGCGGCGGCCAACTCGAATGCGCGGGGCATGGGTTATTCCTCGTCGGGTTTGGCCGGGGCCTTGTCGGTCTCGGGCGTGGCGCCCTTGGGCAGGGTGTAAAGGTCGTCGGCGCGGCGCTGCTTGACCTCTCGAACGCGCTGGCGATAGACCATCTGCCAGGGTTCGCCGGTCATGGCGGCGGTTTCCAGCGTTTCATTGCTGATGCCGATGTCGATGCGTTTGCCGGCGGCGTTGGCCTCTTTCAGCTCATCGATGGCACCACGGGCCGGGCCGATCCATAGGGCCTGGCAGTAGGCGCGCCGCTTGGCCGGGTCTGCATAGCCGGGCAGGCTGATCATGCCGCGCGCAACGGCTTCATCGATGATCAGTTCGCGGCTGGGCTGGCAGAAATCGCAGGTCAACCACCAGCGCCGCAGGGTGTAGAACCGCCAGGCTTGCAGCATGGCGGCACGTGCTGCGCTGTAGCTGCTGTTGTAGTGCAGCAGCAGTTCCTCGAACGGCAGCTCGAGCGCGGCGCCGATCTCTTTTACGACGGCGACGAAGAAAGGATCGAACTGGGCATTGGGCCGCGCTGGGTTGGCGATGCTGGCTTTCTCGCCCTTGCCCAGATCGACGATGGCGCCTTCGCCGAGGGCGATGTTGCCGCCGTCGTCGTCGGTGCTGTAGCCGTCACTCTCCTGGCTCAGTGCGGACAGGGTCATTTTGCCGTCATCGAACGCTTCGGTTTTTTCGATGAAGACGGTGAACATGGCCGAGATAACGGCGGCCATGAGTTCGGCGCTGCTGTAGCGTTCGAGTTTTTGCAGTGGCTCCAGCACGGGGGCGAGATAGGGCGCGCCGCGTTTTTGGCCGGGCCGGTCCTTGTCGGACATGACGTGCAGTACCCGGCGCCGGCCTGTGACTGCGCCAAATACCTCCAGCGCCTGCCAGGCGGCCTGCTGGCCGGGTTCGTGCTCGCCTGGGTAGCCATTGCAGATGTGGTAGCGCACAGGCGCGCCCAGGCGGTCGAACTCAATGCCTTCGACCAAGTGGGCGGTGTCCATGCCAAGACCGGGGTTGCTGACGCGCTCGCTTTCGATCAGCTGCAGGCGGGTGCTGAACAAGCAACCGTCGCGCTCATCGTCCGGGGTGGCAACGAATACGTCACCGCCAACCATGGCTGACACCAGCACCAGCGCTTGGAGCTGGTAGTGGTTGAGCGTGGCCTCGGCATCGCATTCGCGCGGGTCGTCGGCGTAGAGCGACCAGATGCGGTCCAGCTGGCTGTTGAGCTGTTCGGCGGCATCCTCGCTAATACCCAGTGCTGCGTCGTCTACCTGGGCGCGGCAGACGAGGCCGGTACCGACTACGTTGGTTCGGCAGCGCATG